ACTGAACCAATGGGAGTAACACTTATTGAGCGGTTAAAAGCAGAAGCAAAAAATTCTCTCCAAGAAGAAGAAAACTATATTAGAACTCCATACTTGTTAGAACTTACCTTTAAAGGCTACGATGATTCTGGCAAGGAGATAGTAGGAGCTATTAAACCTAAATATATTCCCATAAGGCTAACATCTTTAACTTTTAGAATTGAATCTACTGGTACTGTATATAAAGTTAAGGCTATTCCTTACCATCAGGATGTGTTTGGTGCTTTATCTAGCACTATTCCTATTAACATACAAGTTAGTGCAGGTTCAGTAATGGACATTTTTGGTGGAACTGCCCAACAATTTAAATTAGAAGAAGAAAAGGTTCCTAAAATACTTGGAGACGAGTTTGGTACAACTTCAGAACTTGTAGGAACTGGCAAAATGAAAACTAAGCTCGGAGAAACCGCGGCTTCGTTAACAGATGCAGTAAACCGATTCTTTGTAAATCAAACAAAACCGGCTGTAGATGAAAAGACAGGCAAAACCACATCTGCAAGTGCAGAGATTGCTGAAAGGTGGAGTTTTGAGATTGATCCTGAAATTTCTAACGCTAAGTTAGTTGGCGCAAAATTTGATGCTCTTAATACTCCACAAAAGACTAATAAAGTGTATACACAAGCGGCATCTAAACTTAAAGGACAAGTTAATCTAGATTCAAAAACTAACTTGTTTAAAATTAATGCTGGAACAAACATAGTATCATTAATGAATTATGTTGTTGTAGCAAGTGAATATATTGACGGAAATATTGATGCAGCTAACGGCATTGCTACTGGCGTTGATAATGAGTTTGAACAACCAACTGCTAAAACCGCGTCATCCCCAGCAAATAATAACGTAGCTATTAGCTGGTTTAAAATTATACCTCAGATTACAGACTTCATTGGCTGGGATAAAAAACAAGGAAAGTATAAATTTCATGTAACATGGACCTTAAAGACTCACAAAATGTTTTATAGTGATTTTCCCTGGGCACCACAGACTAAGCCTAAAGGAAAAGGTGTACATAAAATGTACGACTATATCTTTACTGGCAATAACACAGAGGTTACTGATTTAATACTGCAATTTGATGCAGCTTATTACCAAGCACACACTATAGGTACTGGTATTCCTGAAGGCAATAAAGACAAAGCTAGCCTAGCTCCCATGAGCAAACCCGTTCCACAGGGCAAGCAAGGACAGGGAATAATTAATGACACAACTAATACAAAAAAACGAAGCAAGGATTTAATGAGTAACTTAATGTATGATGGTGCTGATATGATTCAAATTGATCTAGCTATCCTAGGTGACCCTGCTTTTTTACCAGTTGGTGATGCATTTCATCAACCACAGGGAAATAATGGGGTATCTAGTTCCTCTCCGTTTTTAGATGATGATACTATTAACTATGACTTAACTCCGCCTTATATCCAATTAAATTTAAAGACGCCGACTGACTATGACGATCTCACTGGACTTGTTGACCTTTACGGTAAAAGCAAGTATACTACTAGTGAGTTTAGTGGTGTTTACCGTGTTACTTCAACTGAATCATCCTTTACTGGCGGGATGTTTACTCAAAGAGTAAATGCTATTAGAGAAAAAATGCAACCTATTAACGGAAAGATAGGCAGAACTCCAGAAAGTATCAAAGACAGAGAAACAAAACAAAAACAGTCTAATAATTTAAGCCAGGATTTCTTTAGTAGTTTGTTCTCTGGTAAAAATCCTTTAGAAGCATTTATTAGTCAGGGATCTTCCCTGTTATCTTCAGTAGGCGAGAGTTTGGTTACTGGATTTCAGGCAGGCAGAATACAAAGATTAGCTGATGAAGTTGATCAAGGACGGTTTGAAGAAGGAATAGGCGAAGAAACTGATGATTTCCGACAGACGAGAAATAATGTATTTTTAGATGAAGATGGCCGTGAATCCGACAACTTCAGACAGACAACAGCTAACGTATTTTTATCTGAAGATGGTCGTGAATCCGACAACTTCAGACAGACAACAGCTGACGTATTAATTGATGACGATTTCCAACAGCCAACGTAAAATGAGGAATAATAATGGCATATGAACGACAACAAGGCAGTTCAGCTAAAGGTGGTGATGCTGATTTCCAAACCCAAGATATTAAAGGGGTTAGGGAAGAAAAAGGTATTGTTATTGGTATAGTTAAGGTTAATGCTCACCCTGCAAGCATGGGAAACCTAAGTGTATTGGTTCCTACTTTTGATGATGGAACTGCTGGTGGACCTAAAGGCCGGTCACAGTGGCGCCAAGTAAGATATTGTACTCCATTTTACAGCAGAACAGACGCCCAAGGATCTGCTGTTACTTCTGTAGGCACAAAAAATACTGCTGGTATGGTTTATCCATGTCCAGATATTGGAACTAAAGTTTTATGTTTCTTCCCAGAAGGCAGAAATCAAGATGGATTTTGGTTTGCTTGTGCGCCTGACACTTATATGATGCAAAGTCTGCCAGAGCCTGCGTTTACTGAAAATATTACTACACAGCCAGGACAAATTAGAGGAAAAAAAGCACCAGGCGGCGAGTTTAATGATGAGGCAGAGGAAAATGATACAGATAAGATAACAAATTATTTAACTCCTAAAAGATCTTTTGATAGCAACTCACACAGCATATTAAAAACACAAGGAATAGATCAAGACGAAATTCGCGGATTAACCAGCAGTAACTATATGCGAGAAACACCAAGTGAACTGTTTGGTGTTACTACTAAAGGCCGCCGTATTGACAAAAATGGGCGTGATCTTAAAGATAATATTAGTCTTATCGGTAAGTTAAAAAACAACGTTGACTTATCTAAATCTGACGCAGACGCAGTTGAAGGAAGAGTTGCAAGGAAACATGGTCACAGTCTCGTAATGGACGACGGTGATATCGAGGGTAACAACAACTTAATAAGATTTAAAACTGCTGCTGGACACCAGATATTACTGCATGACACAGAAGATATAATTTATATTGGAAACAGCAAGGGAACATCCTGGGTGCAAATGGATGCTGAAGGACAACTTGACATTTACAGTAAAACCAATATTAACCTTAGAACTAAAAATTTTAATATGCATGCTGACTCTAGTATTAAGATGTTTGCCGGAAACAATATTCAAATAGTTGCCGGAAAGACACTGCAATTAGAAGGCGGTATGTTAGCTCACATGTACAGTGACGGACAAGCACAGATGTTTGGAGCTAAGAGCATTGATATTAAGAGTGGCTCAGCTTTAAATATAGATGGATCTAAAGTAGGAATTAAAGCAGGTGGAGACATGGGTCTTCAGGCTGGTTGTATATCGTTAAACGGAAGTGCTGGTGGAGCCGGCAAGCAAAAAGCTGCTGTCAAACTTGACAAGAAAGAAACTATACAAGACCTTAAGGGATTTTGGGAAGCTACTGGCACACTTAAAACTACTGTGGATAGAGTACCTACCCACGAACCGTTTGCTGAACATAAAACTACTACCCAGGAATCAGTATTACGCCAAATACTAGTTGGTAGTATACCTACAAGTGGAACTGTTGTTCTTGACAAATTAAAACAATCAGTTAAAACTCCTGGATCCGGTCTTGAAGCAGTTAAAGCATTAACGAATAAAGAGAGCATTTCCCCAGCATCTATTTTAAAACAGGTCGATGTTAATGTTAATGTAGAAAAATTGTCCAGTGGTGTAATTAAAAATTTAGCCGCGGCCACTGTAGAAAAAGCAGGCACTGGAGGATCACTATCATTTGTTGATCCAATAACTAATGCAGTTGGAAAATTTGGCGCAGACACAGCATCGCTAATTAAAAATGGATTTGTTAGACCAGAAACGTTTTTTAACGGAGAACTTGCTAATCCAAGAATGTGGACTAACAAACTAGGTATTGATGGGTTACAGTCTTTTCTTGGTGCTGGCAATGTTCAAGAAGATATATTTTTAACAGATATTGTTGATGATTATCAAAATGCAGTATTATCTGGCGCTATTCAAGATGACGATGCTGAAGAAGATATTGCTGGAATGGTTATGGTTACCCGTGCTACTAACGCAGAGGTTGCAAGAGACTTTCGAGAAGGTAGCACTATTGATCCAAAACCAATTATCGGAACATCAAATATAACTAGTTCTGATGGTATGGTTAAAGAATTAACATCGTGGTATCAAAAAGGAGTATCTGCTGCCAGCATGGTAGGCACTAGAGACAATTTGGGATACACAAATAACTGGTATGACAATAATTATCAAGAAGAATTAGATAATTCATGGTAAGGAGGAACAGCAATGACTATGTATAGAGGATTTAGCACACTACAAGGAAATTTTTCATCTACTAAAGTAGTAGATACAGAATTGGTTAAACGCGATTTGCTAAATGCTTTTGCTATACGCAAGGGTGAAAAGGTTGGAGTGCCAGGATATGGTAGTGGGGTATTAGATTTAGTTATGGAACCACTAACAGAAGAGGTAAAAAACTTGCTTCTTGAGGAAGTTACATCAACTATTGCGCAGGATCCTCGTGTTTCTTTAGAGCAACTTGTTATCGAAGAGTACGAGAACGGACTACAAGCACAAATTAATTTATTATACGTGCAGACTAACGAAAGCGAAAGCCTAGTTATTAATTTTGACAGACAAGACGGCACAGTAAGCTAGCCTTTAATAGTAGTAGTTTATCACAGCAATAAATACGATTATAGGAAGGTGAATCTATGG